GAGTTTGAAACCGCAAAGGAGACTTTGCGGAAACAGATCTCGGATGTGCTGGACAATGCAGCGAGCTTTGAAGATTTTTCCGACAGGCTCTTGCAGCAGTACGGCATTGCCGTCAAGGAAAGCCGTGGACGACTCAGTTATTTGCCTTCCGGCAGAACGAAGTTTATCCGAGCGAAACATCTCGGTGACAAGTTCGATAAGGCGGCAGTGCTTGCTACGTTGCAGGCAAACGCCGAACGCAAGCCCAAGGCGCAGTTCAAGCAAGATACCATCGGGAAACTGATCGACATTCAGGCAAAGCTGGCCGCGGGCAAGGGCACAGGCTATGAGCGTTGGGCAAAGAAGTACAACCTCAAAGCCATGGCACAAACTCTGATCCTCTTGCAGGAAAAAGATTTGCTCAACGAGGACGCCCTGAACCAGCGCATCGCCGAACTGGAAACCAAGTACCACGACGCACTGGCAGTGGTGAAAGACCTCGAAGGTCGCATGAAATTCAGCAAAGAGCTGCGCTATCACATCGCAGCCTACACCAGCACCAAGAATGTTGCACAGCAGTTAAAGACTGCCAAACGACCCGCAGCCTTTGAGGAACAGCATCGTGCAGAGCTGACAGCGTACCGGGCGGCAGCAGCCTATTTCAAGGCAAACAACATCACAAAGCTGCCCAGCCCGAAAAAGCTGGAAGCCGAGTATGCGCAGCTGGCATCCGAAAAGGCAAAGTTCTACGAGCAGTACAAGGAATCTAAAGAGGAACTGCTCAAACTGAAAACCGCAAAGCAGAATGTTGCGTCCTTTTTCCGGGAGGAAGAACAGACGCAGCAGGAGAGATAAAGGAGTGTGCGTATGATCAATCTGAAAATCGATCCGGAGTTCCAGTCCCAGATTCCCCCTCTGACCGATGATGAATTTAAGCAGCTTGAAGAAAATATCCTGAAAGAGGGCAAGCTGATTTCTCCTTTGATTGTCTGGGGTAATACCCTTGTTGACGGCCACAATCGTTATGAAATCGTTCAGGAGCATCCCGAAATCTCTTTCTCCACCATGCCGCTCCCGTTTGAAAGCAGAGAAGAAGTCCTCGCATGGATCTGCAAGAATCAGCTGGGGCGGCGCAACCTCACCCCGGAGCAGAAGCTGTTCCTCATCGGGAAGCAATATGAAGCGGAAAAATCCTCTCATGGCGAAGCCCGCAAAGAATCGCATGATGAAAATGGCCGATTTCACCGGAGTTCTCAAACTGATAACTCCGGTGAAGCCATGAAAACCTGCGAACGAATCGCAGAGGAAAATGGTGTAAGCAAGGCAACTGTACTTCGCGCATCGAAGTACATGAAAGGTGTTGAAATTGCTGAATCCCTGATTCCCGGTATGCGGGAGAAGATTCTGAACAAACAGGTAAAAGTCAGCAAGGCTGATATGCACCGCCTTGCACGAGCCAACTATGATGCCCGCGCACAGACCTTGCAGGAAATCCTGCACCCGGAACTGAAAGTTGAACCGAAACCGGATGCCGATGGCATCATCCGGGAACCGGGAAAGGCACCTGTATTGCCGTTTCAGAAAATCGAATCGGTTTACGACAGCGATGCTTACCCGGAAGAAGTGCGGCATGATTATGTCGCACTGGAACACGTTACAACACGTTTCCGCACAGAGTTTGACTATCTTCTGAGAACTATGCCAGACACAGCACAGCGAGAAGTCATTCTCGAAATCATCCACAAGCACAAGGAGTACCTTGCTTCGCTGGAATCTGCGCTCGCAGAGGATGAGCAGACAGCATAACAACAGGCACATTGTATGCTGTCAACAGAAATCCAAAGGAGTGTGCGTTTGAACAAAAAGAAAAAGTCCACAAATATTTCCCCTTACCCCGATGAAGCCATCGAACGACTGGCACGGGCATTCTATCCGGCGATCCTTGCCTGCTGGAACAGCGAGGAAGGTCAACGGGAATTTGCTGCATGGCAGGCGGAACAGGCTCATATCGCAACCAAAGAAAAACAGGAAGTTCCCGTCGGGGAACTCCCTGCCTTACTTATCGTGTGTGGATTTTTGCAGGGTGCGTCCGGCAGGGCGCACCCTGTTTTTGCGTTCAGTCCTCTAATCCGTGACTTCCAGCCGCATTTCTCAGATACTCCTCTGGCTCACCGTTCAAAATTAGCTCTGCATACGCCAGCGGGTCATTGTAGATGAGGTAGTCCAGTTCAGACCTCTGCGCCATGGTAACATCCAGTGCATCCTCGACACCGGTGCAGTTGATGGAAATTTTGCGCCCATCCCGGAGCAGCAGCTCCACACAGCCGGTGCCCATGTTAAACTGACAGGCTCTTGCATCGTACTTCATAATCTTGCGTCCCTTCTGCCTTACGGCACTCTTACTGTTGTGACCTTCGTGATACGGTCTTTCTTCTGATAAGGTTTTGGACACACAGCCGTAAGGGAAGAGCCATTGTTCTCGTTTCCGAAGAAAACAAAAAATCCGAGCCCTTCTCCTATCGAGAAAAGGTTCGGATTTTCATGGTTTGGTGCGATGGAAGGGACTCGAACCCCCGGCCTACTGATTCGTAGAGGGCCTTTGTACGCTTTTCTATGTTTCTGGTTGTCGCTATTTATATAGATTCATCGTTGTTTTTATTTCTCTACGTGCACATTCGTTTCTCTTTGTTTCTGTAAAACAAGGCACAAACAAGGCACATTCCAGAGGGCATATAATCCCATAAAACGGACACCGTGAAGAAGGCAAAAAAGTTGGTGGCTCACGAGGGCGGCAGAAACGCCCCTGTGAGCCATCTTTTGTTATGCGTGGGTCTTTTCCTTGATACGGCTAAAAACGTCCGTCAGCGCATCCGCTGCCGCTGCATCGCTGGAACGGATGAACCCGGCGTAAATATCCGTGGTGGTGCTGGTCTTTGCGTGGCCCAAACGACCCGAAACCGTTGTGACAGGCACGTGGGCCGCTATCAGCAAGCTGGCGTTGGTGTGGCGCAGGCTGTGGAAGTGAACCGCCGGGAGGTCATGGGCGGCCAGAAAGCCCGGAAACCAGCTTGTAACCGCATTGGGGTCGAACGGCTGACCGTTCCAGCGAGTGAACAACAGGTCATTGTCCACCGTCTTGCCGTTCTCGATCTCCACCCGGCGCATCCACTCAGAGCCGACCTTGAACCGTTCGGCCTTCTGGTGCTGGCGGTACTCCCGCAGCAGCTGCACACACTCCGGGCCTATCTTAATGCATCGCCGGGAGCGTTTTGTCTTGGGTGCTGTGAACACCGTGCCGCGCCCGGCGATGTTCTGCACCGTCCTGTTGATGGAGATCACGCCCGTGCCTGTGGCATCATCGAACGCAATATCCGACCAGCGTAGGGCGCATATCTCGCCCCGGCGGGCACCTGTGAGCAAGGCAAGCTGTGTGATAACGCTGTACTGTGCTGGCGCGTCCTGCAGGGCTTCCATCAGCTTTGCAACGTCATCTTCCTGCAAGGCCTCCACTTCGATTTCTGCCGCTTTGGGGGCTTCTGTACGCCGACAGGGGTTTTCATCAATCAGCTGCCACTTGACCGCCTTTTCAAACACGCTGGACAAGAAGCGGTGATAGTGCAGCTGTGTGTTGCCGCCCAGCTTACCGCCCGCCCTGACCTTCTCGGTAAAGGCTTTGGACAGGGGCAACCCGGCGGCATCGGCTACTTTCTCGGCGGTTTTCCGGCTGACAGGCTTGCCGCTACACAGGCCCCGCATGGTTTCCTCGCCCACCCCGGCGGCTTCCCGGATCCTTGCCCGCTGGCCTTTCGGCAGCAGCTTCAGCAGAGCCGCCGTTGCCGTATAGGTGGAATCTTGACGCACTCCGTCCTCGGACAGGTTCGTATAGAACGCCATGAGGTGCGCCGGGCGTATCTGGTTGACCTTCATGTGGCCCAGAGCCGCCGACACACGCGGCACCAGCTTCCTGTACTCGGTGGCCGTCTTGGGCTTCAGCTGGCGGTCTGCATACTCGGTAAACCATCGCTCTATCAGGTCATCCAGTTTCATGGACGCATCCAGCGAAATGCCGCTGTGCACTTCCTGCTCAAAGGCATCTGCCTGCCGCTGCAGTTCCTTTTCCAGCTTCTTCCCGGTCAAGCCAGGCGGGGGAGTGAAGGTGCGGTTTACCAGCACCTGACGACCCTGCCGATCATAGCCATTGGAGACCCGGATGCAGTAGGAGCAGGTGCCGTCCTTCTTTGTGCGCTTTATGATTTTCGCCATCTGTCACCCCTCCTTTGTGGGTGGGAGTTCTGCACAACATCCATTGATCCGGTCTATTTGGGGAGCGCAGTTGTCTCCTCTGCTGTATTGTCGGAAGTGTCCTGTTCTGTCGCCTCGGAACCTCTCAACCATGGCAAAACGTACCCATCCGGCAGTTCTCCATGGCTAAGGTAGCTTTCATACGCAGCTTGAATTTCTTTTCGTGGAGAATCTCCTGCCGATTCGTCCAACCGCTGTGCATTTTGCTCTTGCGCAGCCTTTCTTCCATCAGGATCTTGATACCGGGGGATCTCAGCTAATTCCCTCATTCGTTTTGCTGCCGTTTCTAGCCCCACACAATTCATTTGCATCAAATAACTGTTTATCTCTGAAATCAGCACCTGACACTTTATTTCCTTGGCTGTCGGTGCAACAAGTGCTAAAAAATCCGCACTGATTGAAGGTCCGGTATCACCACATGGGCCAGAATCGCCGTAGAGGACACTAATATCTATATGCAACGCCTGTGCTATTTTCTGTACCGTTTCAAGTTTCGGGTTTAATCGTCCCGATTCATATTTTCTTATTGTTGAGGCATCAACGCCCATTCGTTTACCAAGTTCTTTTTGCGTTAGTCCACCGAGGATTCTCTCTGTTCGGATTTTCTCTCCTATTGTCACATTGTCCACCTCCTACTTGCATTGTAACATATATTCCTCAAAAAAGGAACAAAAATCTCTCAAAAAGTATTGACAGGAACAATAATCTCTGTTATTCTTTTGTCGAAGGGGACAAAAGTCCCTCAAAAAAGAGGTGAATAGAATTGGCTAAAACGATTATCGTTGACCGTGTAAAGGTTGTCACCGAGATGGCACGGCAGAATCTGACTAACGAAGAACTGGCGCAGAAAGCAGGTGTGGGCCGTGCGGCTATCTGGAAAATGCGCAAAGGGCAATCCGTGTGGCGTACGACCGCCCAGCACGTTGCCCGTGCTCTTGACGTACCGATGGAAAGCCTAATGGAAGAAACTGAAACGGAGGTATGATTTATGGGCGATGTTATCCGTTATCCCAATATGGGGACCGTGGCAAAAGCCGCCGAAATTTACGGTCTACCGCCGACCTATATTCGGACCCTCTGCCGGACAGGCAAGATCAGGTACGTGGTGGCTGGTCATCGCTGGCTAGTCAATCTAGACAGTCTGGCCCGGTACTTTGAACAGGGCGACCCAGTCCCGGCGGAACAGGGTGAAGCTGTGGGTGGCATCCGCCGGGTGGCGAGGTAAGCGAATGGCTGTAAAACGAATGTTCTCAAGTTCAGTGACCGAAACAGACAGCTTTCTGGAATTGCCACTGAAATCGCAGGCCCTGTACTTTCATCTTGGTATGCAGGGTGATGATGATGGGTTTGTAGCAAACCCCCGCGCCATTATCCGTTCTATTGGCTGTACCGCTCGTGATTTGAAGCCCTTGGAAACCGCCGGATATGTCATTTCTTTCCCTTCAAAAGTGCTCGTTATCACCGATTGGAAAGCCAACAACAATTTACGCAATGACAGATACAAACCAACTGCGTTTCAAAACGAACTTGCGCAGCTTGAAGAAAGTGCGAATAAGCGATATATTTTAACCAGTCTTGGTATACCAACTGGCAACCAAATGGATACCATTGGTATACCATCTGACAACCAAATGACAACCCAGCATAGCATAGCATAGCAGAGCATAGCTCAGGAAGAAGTTGTAAGAAAGCCGCCACAACAGCAGCCCGGACAGATTCAGACCTTGCTCAGATCGTACAGCATTTTCAGGCCGAGATAGGCGAGTTTCCCCGCTCTGCGCTGGACAAGCTACAACGCTACCGGGAAGCGTTTTCAACTGAGCTGATTTGCAAGGCCATTGATGAAGCCGCAGAAAACGGCGTGAGAAAGTGGCGCTATGTTGACGGCATTCTGAAAGGCTGGCAGGCTGATGGGGTGCGCACATTGGGCGATGTAGAAGCCCGCCGGGAGGCCCGGCGGAAGCCTGAACCGCCGCAGGAAAAGAAAATGGAGGTACTAACATGAACACACACAAAATTTTACTGGGTGCCCTGCTCATAAAGCCCGACCTAGCACCCTATTCTCTGCCAGAGCTGGAAATCGAATATTTCCCGGCGGATCTTCAACCAGTATTCGCCGCCCTGTCTGGCTTTTGGAATGCGACCGGGAAGCTGGACGCTGTGGAGGCTTGTGCCCGATACCCTGAGCAGAGCACGGCCATTGTGGAATGCGCACAGGCGTGTGAAGCAGAATGCATCCGCATCACCCGTGAAACCGTGGAGAGCTGGACGCAGCTCATTCGAGAACAGGCCGCCTTGACCCAGTTCCAGAGTTTGGCCCTTCAGGCAGGCAGCAGCCTGACCACCTTTGCAGACCTACCCGACTTGTACAGCAAAATGGGCGAAGCCTTGACCCTTGACCGGGAGGAGCAAGATTTTAAGCCTATCGGGGAACTGGTAGACAACTATGTCCGCAAGTTGAATGAAAAGCCGAAGTACATCCCCAGCGGTATCCCGGTGTTGGACAAGCACCTGCATCTTGCCCCGGGTAACCTGTTCATCATCGGCGGCAGGCCATCTGCCGGAAAAACCGCCCTGTCCCTGCAGATGGCTTGCGAGCAGGCCCGGCGAGGGCTGAGAGTGTGTTATTTCTCGCTAGAAACCGGCCCGGACACTCTTGCCGCCCGCATCATCGCAAACCGTCTGGCGGTCCCACTGGCCGATGTAAAAGCCAAGACCGTTCCACAGTCTGACCTTGATAGTCTTGCAGATTTGCACAAGCTGCCGCTGTTCATCCGCTCTGCATCCGGCAAGGGCACGGGATGGATCAAGGCACAGGCCCAGCGAATGAAAGCACAGGTTATTTTTATCGATTATTTGCAGCTGCTAACCGTCAGCAAGGCAAAAGACCGATACCAGCAAATCACCAGCATTTCCATCGCCCTACACGAACTGGCACAGACCACAGGAATACTTGTGGTAGCTCTGGCCCAGCTGAACCGCAACGCTGCACACGCATCCCCCAGCACCGCCGATCTGAAGGAATCCGGCCAGCTGGAACAGGATGCAGACGCTATTTTGCTCCTGTCTGCTGACAAGGAAGAGTATCAAGCCATTCTGGCCAAGAATAAGGAAGGCAAAATTGGCGAAATTCCCTTGACCTTTGACAAGACCCGCCAGCGCTTTCTCGCCGTCACGAGTGAACTGGAAGGGAGGTGAACACACCATGAAGCACAGTCAGAACAAACCGCGCCGCCGGGAACCGTACCACTATGACGCAAGCGGTGCACAGTATATCGCCTGCATCGAAACCGCCTTGCAGCACGGCCAGAGCATCCCGGTGCACGTTTTGCAGCTGGTCTACCATATGCTGCTGCCGTATATGCACAACTAAGCCACTTACCACACTCAACAACAGGAGGCACAGATGAATACCAACATCCATGTCAACGTGGACGAGATCCCGTCGGAGGTCGCAGAGCGAATCGGTCGAGTTTTCCTCGAATACCATAAGCGGTTCCAACAGGATCCGAAGCTCATGGCCGAGTTGGAGGCATACCGAGCCGCATGCCATCCGAGCCATAAAGGCAGCGAGAGCGAGGCAACCACATGAGCAATCCCAATTCCGGCACACCGCAGCAACCCGGCAACGCCCCGCCGCAGGGTATCACACAAGAGTATGTTGCACAGTTGGTCGTTGCCTTTATGCAGCTGTACGCTTGTATCCTCGCTCTGCCCGGCGGGTATGAGGCTCTGCAAGCCGCCCAAGATATCATCACCTCGGACGCAAAACGACCGGCAACCAGCATTGTCTTTCCGTTCCGGCAAACGAAGGGCAGACCGTGAGGCAAAACAAAAGGCCGCCATGCAAGCAGCGAACTCGCAAGGCAGCCGAGCGGGAGCGATTGACAGACCACATCCCGCAGCTATTTTATCACACCCAGCAGCCCACCTCAAGCCCGGCGGCTCCACGAACACAAGGAGGACAGCTACATGAAAATCATCATCGCCATCAACGGCCACGGCTTACGCTGGCACATCTGCAACGCAATCGCCAAAGGTGTTGTTGCTGAACTCTTTGCCAGAGATGGGAAGTATTATCCCATCGATGGAGTACGTGCGATGCTCAAAGATCTTCCAGCCCGGCGGTTACTCGTTCTCTTTGCAAAGTTTGTGCTGCTCCATCCCATCTGGAACACGTCCTAGCCCCTCAAGGTACTGTGAACGGGTATCCTAGTCCCTAGCGGGCTCGCTGACCCCGGCTTGCAGCTACACAGCAAAAAATTTTTTCGGTCATTTCGTTACCGCTTTTTTCTCAAAAATCATCATATCAGCAAGCAAAACGAAAAGAGGATGCAGCAATGAGCAACAATGTTCACATCCACCTCGATGAGATTTCACCAGAGGACACTGCCAGACTTGCACGAGGCTGCAAACGGTTATATCTCAAGATCATGGCTATGCCGGATGGCGAGGCCAAGCTGGACGCAGCATGGGCCGCCTACCAGCAGAGAAAGGAAGGGGGTGAGCCCTAAAAGGATTCCGACCGCACTCCCTGATAGAATTATGCCCCTCGCCGTTCTTGCCGCGGTGAGGGGCATAATTGCACCCGCCGGGTGCAGCACAATCGAATATGGCAAGAGAAAGGGATTTTATGGCTCGAAAAGAATGGGAGTTGCTGTTCAACCTGTCCGCCAAACAGAACAGCAACTTCTCCAGCACCTTCAAGGCTGCTCAGTCTGCTCTTGTGGAAACACAGAACAGAATTCAGCAGCTGAACAAGGTACAGTCCGACATAACCGCGTACCAGAAGCAGCAGCAGGCCGTTGATTCCACAAAGCAGCGGCTCGCCGTATTGCAGCAGCAGTACGACAACATCCAGAGAGAGATTCAGGAGACCGAGGGCTATTCCTCTGCGCTGGAAAACAAGCTGGTTTCCAAGCAGGCGCAGATCGACAAGACCACGACCTCCCTGCACACCTATGAGCAGCGTCTGGCTGCCACCGGGAACACCCTGCGGGAAGCTGGCGTGGACACCACGCAGCTGACAGCAGAAACCACTCGGCTGGAAACCGAGGTCGATAAGCTGAAAGACCAGCAGGTTGACCTCAAAAAGACCATGGACGAGGCCGGAGAGGGCGCAAAGGGCTTCGGCGAGAAATCTGTCGAAGCCCTTGATGCCGTTGAATCTGTGCTTGCCACGGCTGGCATTGCAAAAGCCCTCGGCGAAATCAAAGACGCATACATGGACTGCATCAACACCGCAGGTGATTTTGAAGCATCCATGAGCAACGTCGAAGCCCTGTCCGGCGCATCCGGCGATGAACTGGAAGCCCTGTCCGACAAAGCCAAGGAGATGGGCGCAACCACCAAGTTCACCGCCGGTGAATCTGCGGACGCTTTGTCTTACATGGCTCTGGCGGGCTGGAACACCCAGTCTATGCTGGAGGGCATCAGCCCGGTGCTGAATCTGGCTGCTGCCGCCAATATGGACTTGGCGCAGGCGTCTGATATTGTCACAGACTATCTGACCGCCTTTGGCCTGAAAGCCTCCGACACCACTCACTTTGTCGATGTGATGGCCTACGCCATGGCTCACTCCAACACGGACGTGATCCAGCTGGGCGAGGCATACAAGGCGTGTGCATCTACCGCCACCTCCCTTGGCTACTCTGTCGAGGAGACAACCGCAGTTCTGGCTACTATGGCCAACGCCGGTGTTAAGGGCGGCGAGGCTGGCACAGCCCTGAACGCCATCTTCACCCGCCTTGCCACCAACACGAAAAAGTGCGGTGACGAGCTGGCGAACTATGGCGTGAACATCTACGATGCACAGGGTAATATGCAGTCCCTGTCCAGCATCCTTACCGGGATTGCCGGGGTCTGGGGCGACCTGACCGACCAAGAGCAAGCAAACCTTGCCAAGACCATCGCTGGCACAAACCAGTATTCCAAGCTGCAAACTATCATGGCCGGGTGCAGCGAGGCTGCCGCCGAGGGCGGGCAGTCGTTCTCAGACTACACCGCTGCCCTGAACGACTGCGCCGGGTCTGCCGACAAAATGGCCGGCACCATGCTGGACAACATGAACGGCAGATTGGTTCTGATGCAGTCCGCAGCTGACGGCCTGAAAATCGCCATCGGCGAGGATTTAACCCCCGCCATGTCTTGCCTGTACGATGTTGGCGCGCAGGTTCTGGGCTGGATGCAGGGCTTTGTCGAGGAAAACCCCGGCGTGGTCAAGGGCATCGCCGCCGGGACGGTCACGCTGGGAGGTCTGGCCGGATCCATCACCGCCGTAAATGCTGCACTTAAGCTCAGCAAGGCGCTTGCACCTACTCTGACTACCGTTGTGCCTGTGTTGGGCACCGCTGCTCTGGCTGCCGGCGGTGTGGCAGCAGTCGTAGCTTTGCTTTCCTCTGCTGCTAACGATACAGTTCCCTCTGTGCAGGAACTGACCACCGCGGCTCATAACATGGGCAATGCCATGAAAGAGGCCGGCACAGACTATGACACCACCTTGTCCGGCATGGAGGCAACTGCCAGCGTTGCCGACCAGTACATCAGCAAGCTGGAGGCCATCGAGGCGGCTACTGGCGGCAACACCGCCGGGAACACCGAGTATCACGATACCCTTGCCCGCCTGTCTGCGCTGGTGCCCGGTCTGGCTGATGACATTGACCTTGAAACGGATTCCATCAAGGGCGGCACCGAAGCCCTGCGCCAGCACACAGATGCTTATGTAGCCGATGCAAAGGCGCAAGCCCGGCAGGACTATCTGAATACTCTGTATGAGAAATACCGGGATGTGCTAAGCGAAAGCGCAGAGAACGAGGTCAAGCTGAACGCTGCAAAAGCCAAGGTTGAGAAATCCAATGCCGGCATGGCTACCAGCTATGATAAGCTGCTTGCCATCCTCGGCATGACGGACGAGCAGTTTAAGCTGACCTATGGCACCGTTCAGGACATTCCTTGGCGTTCCATGGGCGAGGATGTGCAGCAGCTGCGCAGCGAATACCTCAGCTATTCGGCAGACCTTGTGACTGCCCGGCGAGAGGTAGAGAACTACACCGAGGCGATGGCGCAAGATCAGGAAGCGGTAGACGCTGCCCAGACCGAGTATCAGGAAGCAGCGGCCGCAATCAACGGCATGGCAGATGCACAGGATTCTGCAGCAGACAATGCCGAGGATGTTGCCGCCGCCCTGTCTGCTGCCCAAAATAATATTCAGGGCATCATCTCAGCCTATAACGAGGCCTATGATGCAGCCTTGAAGAGCGTCAGCGGGCAGTATGACCTGTGGGATACCGCTGAAAAAATCGTTGCCACCTCTGCGTCCAGCATCAACTCCGCACTGGAGAGCCAGATCACCTACTGGGACAGCTACAACCAGAATCTTGAGAGCCTGAATGCCCGCGCCGCTGACATTGACGGTCTGAGTGCCGTAATTGCCAGCTTTGCCGATGGCAGCAAGGATTCTGTAAACGCCATTGCCGGCATGGCATCGGCCTCTGACGCTGACCTTGCAAAGATGGTTCAGAACTATCAGGAACTGCAGGAGGCGCAGAAAACTACCAGCGAGAGCATGGCCGACTTAGAAACCGGCATGAGCAACGCCATGGACGAGATTGCGCAGAACGTGGCCGACAGCGTGGCAGACATGAACCTCAGTGATGAGGCCAAGGAAAGCGCACAAGCCACCATTCAGGGCTTTGTGGATGGCGCAGAGGGGATGCTCCCCCGTGTTCAGACCGTATTCTCCAAAATCGCCTCCGCTGCTTCCACCGCACTGGCAGGAGCAGGCGGCAGCTACAGCGGCAACATTCCCGGCTATGCAGTCGGTACGGAATCCGCTGCGCCGGGCTTTGCCATCGTTGGTGAGAACGGACCGGAGCTGGTCTACTTCAACGGCGGCGAAACCGTGCTGACTGCGCCGGAAACCCGCGCAGCGTTCGATGAAGCGCAGCAGTTCACGCAGATCGTCAGCAAAAACGCCCTTGACTTTGCAGCCATTCAGGAAGCCGCCGGGTTGTCCGAGGATTCCATGCAGACGCTTTACCACGACTGGACGGCGTACAACGAGTATGAAGCACTCACCGCGAACACCGCTGCCCCGGCGGAAGTTGTGCCGGCATCCAGCTTCACACCTTCCGAGGGCAGTCCGATCTCCATCAACTTCGCCCCGGTCTACAACTTCTCTGGCGTGTCTGACACACAACAGTTTGAAAGCCTCTTGACTTCCCACGATAACGATATGCGGGAGTACATCCTCGACGTTGTCGAAGAAGCGGAGCACGATAAATTCCGCAGAGCATACGCATGATGTGCCTTGCATTCGCAAGCAGTGCGCCGTGGTACCACCATAGGCGCTGCAAGCAGTGTCTTTGTATGTACAAAGCCCCTTGCCTTGCAAGGACTTGTTGGGCAGCATCCCAAACCCTTTGACCGTGCGGCACCCGCCGGGAGCTGCACTTCAGCCACACGATTCTGTTGACCTCAACAAAATCGCTGCATGACAAAGCCCCCAGACCGCGACAGCGCGTGTCTGAGGGCTTTTCTTGTTGCTTGTTGGTAAATATCCTTACGGCGGGCTGTTACGCTGCACAATCGGGGAAGTTTACAACGGTGATCTCTGCCACGGCCTTTTCGACCGTCTGCAAGATGTGCTCTATCTTCTCCACCGTGTCCGCAGACAGAACGACCTCGCCGCACTGTTCGCACTTCAGGCAGGGCACGTTCTTGATGACCACGACACAGTTCTTCAGCTGAACTGTGTGAATGGTCGTGCTGGGCTTCATTTCGCCTTTGCAGAAAAAGCAGGTCATATTTATTCCCCTTTCTTCTTTCGTTCAGTATACGTTGCGTTCCAGTGGTCGAGATCCGGCCAATAGGCCGTCAGAATCCACAGAGCGCCCTCATGAATGCCGCAGACAACATGCAGCCAGCGGCCTGCCAGATTGACCCCCAACACCAGACAGGACGGACAACGGTAATCATCCGGGCGGTATTCGATGATCTTCCCGCTCTGGATAGCCTGCCGGATGTCTGCCAGCAAAATGCCGCGCTCATAAAGCCGTGCCTGCGAATGGGCCGTCAGAAAGATTTGCCCGCTCTGTGCCAGTGTACGCAGATTCTCTATTGTTAATTCCATCATGCGGTTTCCTTCCCGGCGGTGTCCTCTGTGGGCACGTACTCCACCAGATCACCCGGCTGGCAATTGAGCAGCTCACACACTTTGTTCATCGCCGCCCACGAAACCAGTTCATTGTGCCGGAGCTGTTGGACGTATGATTGACCAAGCAGCTTTTCCGCCCGGATTCGCGTTGACGGGTAGCCAGCCGCCTTGAGTAACGCCAGTACATCGCTTTTGTACCGTATCGCCATAGTTTCACCCCCATTTATTTCAGCTTTATTATACATCAGAAATACACTAGAATCAAGTTCAAAAATGCACAGAAAGAGCACTTGATATTCGTGCATTGTATCAATAGACTGCACGAGATATCAGTGCTATAATAAAGACACAGCAAGGGAAGCACGACCGGAAGGCAAGGGGCGAAGTAAGACCGGGAGAGCAAATACCGAGAGTTAGCGAAGCGATGTAACCCACTTCCCGATATGCTGTGTAAAAGAAAATGGCCCGGTGCCAGCTACCAACTACACACCGAGCCAAACCCACCAAAGGGTCAAGCCCATTATACAGGAGCTGACCCGCAAAGTAAAGCGAGGACAGTATGAAGTACAATCTTTCCGAAATCATGCACAAGGCGTGGAAGCTGTACCGCAAGGGCGTGAGCAGCTTTGCCGAAGCCCTGCACCGGGCATGGAACAGCGCAAAGGCCGCCCCGGTCAACGCTCAGCGCATCGAGGAAGCCCAGCAGGCCGCCGGGATCACCGAGCCGGTCAACACCTGGGCAGGCTGGAAAGCCGCCGGGTACACGGTAGAGCACGGCGCAAAGGCACTGTTTCAGGCGGTGCTGATTCACAGCAGCAGGGGAGACGGCCAGACCTACCGGGCATCGTTCTTCGGTGCATCGCAGGTGCAGCCGCTGGAAGTCCAGTAACACGAACAGAGACCCCCGGCGGGAAGATGGAAGCCCGCCGGGCATGATGGGAGGATATGACCATGAAGTTGGAGAAGAAAATCAGCTTGCACGCCTTTGAGGTGGAATACGTCGACCAGCGGGAAGCAAAGCCCCGCACCCTGCACAGGGAAAGCATCGTGCTGGATGGTGGCCGGATGAACACGCTCGACCACCTGAACCAAACCCCGCAGAGCTGGATCCGGCAGCAGTACGCCCAGCAGGGTTACACTGTGGCAGCGATTCACAAGGGCGAGAGCCTGACCGCCAAGGTTGACACCGGCTTCCTGTGGAAGCTGGCCGCACTGGATGCAGCCGCAGCAAAGGCCGGCAAGAGCGTGGCCAAGCTACTGGAAGGGGGTGCAGCAGTATGACCGCAGCCCAGTGGCAAGAAGTCCTCTGCCGTGTCCGCAGCCTGTCAGCCGCCGACAAAGACCGCCTGTTGACCTATCTCCATGCGCTGCACGATGCAACGCAGCAGCCCCAGAGAGTAGAAGCCATGCCGAACACGCCCAAGGTACTGTAAAGCCCCCGCCGGGCTGGCAGCGGGCTTTACAAGCCCTATCTTTACCCAGTCAGCCGAGAAAATTTCCGGCACTTTAATTGAATTATGAAAGCGAGGTACACTATGCAGCACTCTGATTGCACCCCCAGAATTCCCACCGTTACCGCAGAAGAAGCCGTGAAAATGTCGTGGCTGTGGAGTTCGTCCCAGACCCTCAAGGAAGTAAGTCAGCTTTTCAACGCCATTACAGAAGTCCCCAATGAATTTGGCCTAACAGGCGCATATCGCTTCATGGGGCTTATCACCGCCCTTTGGAACGCTGGCAGGGTGCAGGGCATCCGGGAAGAACGCGCCCGGCGGAAGCGCAAGGCACAGACCATCGAACAGTGACAGAAACACCCTCTGACAGCCCACAAACGGCCGCAGAGGGTGTTTTTCATCGTTCTATGATAGATTCTTGGTTTCTTCTGTGGTAAAATAGGCGCAATCGAATTGATGAAAGGGGAAACAATGACACTCACAGAGATCTCTCGCTACTTCCACCTAAACGAGACCATCCAAAAGAACCGCGAGGCTTTGAAGTTCCTGCGTGAACGAGCCGAACCCGCTGCACCCTCACTGAACGGTATGCCCCACGCATCCGGCGTGAAAGACAGCACCGGGCGGTTGGCCGTTGAGATCGCCGACATGGATGCACGAATCACCTACCTTGAGGAACAGGCCGAACAGGAGCGAGATAAGGCCGTTGCCTTTTGCGCCACGATTCAGGACGCACGCCTGTATCTGATCTTCCGTCTGCGCTTTGTCCGCTGCCTGACATGGGCAGAGGTTGCGGACCTCTTGGGGGACTACTACACCGAGGAGGGTGTCTGCCGCATGGCCTACAACTACCTTGCCAAGACTGAAAAAGAGAAGCCCACTGCCCAGAGTGCATGACCCACGATAGAGCCGCAGCACCTACGGACAGCACAAAAGCCCGCCCGGCACACGCCGGACAGGCTTTTTCTTTGCCCTCTGACCGTCCCGCTGGGCATCCGTCACAAGGCACACGGTAAGGCACACGGCAGGGCAGTTTTTGGGGCAGCAAGGCACAAACAAGGCACATTCCAGCCGTTTCGGGGTCGTTGTAAAACAAGAAATCCCACGATTTACACCGTATTTTCAACGGTCAATCGTGGGATTTTACTTGGTGCGATGGAAGGGACTCGAACCCCCGGCCTACTGATTCGTAGCGCACGCCGGGCGATTCCCTCAATTTTTGGAAGTTACGTTTTATCGTCGATTCTTTGCGAAGCATCGCAGGTTTTGAGTTTTAAATTTCTGCACCCTTTGTCCGATTTTGCAACGATTTGCACCCTTTGCACGTTTTGAAACCGTGCAGAAACCGTGCAGAAACCGTGCACTTACTCTCAGATAAATGAAAAATCGACTTATCCGACAACGACTTGACGGCATTGGTTCGAGTGACCACACACCAAAAATCAAGTCTTGGAGGATACTATTATGACAAAATTGCTTTCCTGCCGCTACAACATGGACACCAACCGGGTGGAAGCCCGGTTCGAGGATGGCACCACCGTTGCCATCGACTGCATCACTGTGGAGAACGAGTACGGCCATACCCCAGCACAGCGGGCAGAGCTGGACTGGCTGCTCTACAACAAGCCCTTGGAGTATGCCCAGATGGTGCTGAGAGGGGAGATGGAGCACTACCTGTCGCTGGGATGTGACCATGGCAGGCTGGAGGACTGAGCCGCAGAAAACGCGCGGCAAAATCGCTAATCGCGCGGCGCGCATTTTTATCGCTGACTTTTATTCAGGCAACATTGCACGCGTGTATTCCAGCGTGCGATCCCACTTTTCCGAAATTCAATCGTATTACAGTTTATTTTTACAAGTTTCAACTTTCACGTCGCACCTTCCCACGCATGAAGAATGCACGCCCGTGCAATCTTTGTTCGCGGTTTATTCGCGGTCAGCCGGATTTATTCGCGCTTTGTTCGCGCGATTGAGCGTTTTCAGCGTAAATTCAGCGTAAACCATGCCAAGTCAGCGTATTTTCAGCGTAAATCCTGAAATGTCAGCGTAAAATGCTCCTTTAGTGTAAGACTCAGCGCAAATCTTACCGACAATGCCCGTCTATCTATCCAGAAAACCTCGTGGGCAAGCATCTTGCGTTTTCTTTCGATTCATTTTCTGATTCTCAAGAATTTTTATTATCAGTTGATCTTTCTGTGCTTTCGGGTGTATAATCAAGACACATCGATTCCTTACTCACTTTGTAACCGCTACACAGGAGGTTCAACATGAATTCTGAAATGCTTGGCCTTAGCTATCTTCAAATTGCCTTAGGCAAGACTGACCATTTAGTCGCCCATATCAATTCCAATGATAAGGAACCCTCTTGGGATGGCGATGTTGAAGTATACCGAAAAGCTGGTCACGTCCACGCTAAGGCCGATTTAATTCTAAAAGTCCCTGTCCAGGTCAAAGGGCACTGTAAACCAAATTTGAAAAAGAAGAGCATTAAATACTCTATCCAATACGCCGACTTGAAGAACTATCTTGCTATAGGCGGAACCATATTTTTTGTTATTTATATCAACGATTCTGGCGATAAGGCAGCTATATATTATGCAGACTTGCTTCCATACGACCTAAAGAAACATCTAAAGGCATATGACGGAGATCCTTATAAGTATAAGAGCATTGAACTGAAAACATTTCCCAAAAAGAAAAACGACATCGCAGATGTTTTCCTCAACTTCACGCATCATATGAATATGCAGCGTGCGTCCATTAACAGCACCCCTGTTACGTTAGAGTCGTTGTGCACATCTGATCCTGCACAATTTTCCAATATAGAACTTACTATGGGCTATTCTACTACATCACGAAATTATCAATTTCCCTTCGACTATTTTTTCGACCACGAAACATATCTTTATGTTAAGCAGCCACACGATGTGACCTTGCCCATTGCTCATCTAAAAAATGTCGAGACTGTGAACTATACAGTAAATGCCCCAATTAGTGTAAAGTCAGTAGTATTCTACGACCACTATACTGTTTCCCGCACGAAAAATTTGTCAACCATAAATTTTGGTGCGGATATTCATCAAGCTCTACAAGTTGGCACTCAAGCCAAACCTGATTTTCATTTTTCTCTGTCGGGTTCACTTTCCGAACGCATCCGAGATGCTCGATTCATTATTGCTGTACTAAACGCTCAGCAATACGAAATAAATGGTGGCGTACTAAATTTTAGTGGCGCATCTTCCAACAGTTCCGGTTTCATTGACGTTTCTTCCATCCAAAAACAACTTGACTTCTTGGTCGGTATGCAGGACACTCTAAACCTTCTCCATGTGAAAAAGGATTTAGACCCCTCGCTTATCGATGAAGCCGGGCAAAATTGTCTTAACATCTTAAAAATCGCACTTCTAGACAAAAAATCAGTCAAATTAGTTCCTTCTGACTCTATTTTTAGACCCTGCCATGTTGCCAATCTAAATCTTCTTTTATGCACACTTCCCATTGAGGGAACCGATAATTTCTATGACGTTTATGACTTCAATCAAGCTCCTATAACTTTTACGACAGAGGATTCTTCCGGCAATGAAAATCCATCTTCTTATTATGTCCAATTAAATCGTAACCTCATGGTGTGGTGTGATAATATTGACTACGACATCATGCTCGACACACTTAAGGGAATCCCTTTCTCTGAAGAATACTCGCAGTCTCTCAACACTCTCATTCTTGAAATGCTTCATGCATATGATTGTAGCAATTCTACGAGAGAAGACATTCTCTCAGCAGTTATAGAACTTACTGACTGGGTGCGAAAAAATGACACTTTCTCTCTGCCCTCTGTCACAACCATCAATCATTATCAGGCTATCAAACGGTCACGCAAATTAACGGTTTCCGAACAAGCCGACTTATACCAACTCACCGAATCTCCTCAAGAAGATGAACAAATATATGTGGGTGCTTACTTATTATTGGATTCACCTGTTGCAGCCACTGTACACTTTTCAAAACTTTCTCCTGAGGAACAATCCACTTTTTTAGGATTTCCAATTAGTCACTTTATGCCAAACAACCATTGATTCACAAGTCCAGCCATTCTTCCCTTCGGCTTTCAACCAGTTCCCGAATCGAACTGATGCATCCATCCGTATCTTTCAACACTTCCTTCTCCCAGAAGTGGATAACATACCAATCCTGCGCCCGCAGAGCCTTGTCATCCCGGATATCTCGCGCAATATTCTCCTCGATTTTGGCTATCCAGTACTCCCGGTTACGTTTCAGCTTCGGCTTGCGTTCTTCCCAGTTCTGTCCATGCCAAAACTCACCATCCACGAAGATAGCGATATTATATCTCAGGACGGCAATGTCGGGAGAGCCGGGGAGCCGCTTATCGTTCAGCCTATATCGAAACCCCAGATGCCACAGACGCTTTGCCAAAAGGACTTCCGCCTTGCCTTGCTTCAGGTGGACACGAGACATCCGTTTGGATGTTTCCGGGGTCGTATCATATGATTTTGGATGTTTCATTATCCTCTATCTCTTATCATTTATATTCGCATTTGAAATAATCATCCTTTTTGTGCCTCCATCAATGTGACAATTTTGGTAGCATGCTTACGGCATGATAAAACAAACATTACTGTACACAGGGCAAAAATCATCATATATATCTTTTTTCCTGAAAAAAGTGAACTTATAAACAACAATGCAAACAATAAGCTACTCGTTCTGGAGAGTGCATATTCTCGTGATAGAACTTTCATAATAGGATATTCTTTTGACATATCATTATACAGCTTATAATCATCGTTAAACGGAATAATTTTCAGTTTTTTAAATACTGGCTCAATAAAAACAGAGCCCGCTCGATTTAGGACAAATCCAATTTCATACGCAATAGCGACAATGCAAAGCAACAATAATGTTTCTGACATTGCCGTGATTTTATCATAGTATTCACTCAAAATAAAATTTCCTGCGTAGTCAGGATACATTAATAATCCACAACCAACAAATACTAGTCCTGTTAACAAAAAATTAAGAATGTTATAGATAGGCACTTTAATTTCCATCATTTGTTCTCCTTCGGGCAAAATGTTCCCAAGTAATGTCCAATATCAGCATCAATTTTATTTTCATCTTTAAGGAAGCCCACATCATAGGAATACTTGCTACAGTAGACGTGAACTTTTTCTCCTTCGCATTTAAAAATAATATCGCCTGCACTATTTTGTGTAATTGTATTATACCCTTTATAATAGTCCAAATGCTGAGACGGTGCCTCTCCAATCACAACAATAAATGGATTCAATTTTTTCAAGACATCGCTTGACACTTTTCCGGATGCCCGCCCATGATGTGGAGCAAAAAGCAAATCCACCTTCGGCCATTGAACTTCATCTTTAATTTTTTCTAAGAAATCATGTTCCATATCTCCCATCCACAAAGCCGTGATATTATTCTCAACCGAATATTTAATTATTGGAGATAAATTATTGTATGCAATTCCATCTTTTGCCTTTTGTAGTGCCTCCTTAAAATTCTCATTCGAAATTTCCGGCCACAAGCAAAAAAGTCCTGCACTCCCTCGCACTTCGTCAGTTTGGTTCATCCATTTTCTAGAACAGCCTTTATATAAATAGAACGCCTTCTTAGAATTATCTCTTAGCTCACAATATTTTTTAAAGTTCTCCGTTTCCTCCGGTTTTGTTGCTTCATTTTTTACACAATAGAAATTAGCTATGCCTACTGTATCGCAAAACTCTGGAAGTCCTTTTATGTGATCCTCATCGGGATGAGTTGAAATAAATCGTTTGATTCCTACTTTTTTAGACTTACTTTTAATTTCCTCAAAATATTTATCTCGACTGTCATCCTCATCATAACAACAATCAATAACTGTGAAGTTATCACTGTTATGCTCTATGTAAAACATATCTCCCTCTCCGACCGAAAAAGATTTAATAACGCTCATTATTACACTTCCTTTGTAATTTTTTCAACATACGAATTGTTTAACCAGAAGCACTGCTTCGTCATAGAACCACCAGTGGGCAGGGGAGCCGTGTCCATGCTGTCCTTTCCATGGGGGCGAACGTGAGCCACACGGCTTTCCGATGCCTTAGGCAAGTTATTGCGGTTCCGCCCGCTGGCATCTTTCCAGATGTGAACACCCTCCCGCAGGGTATCGACCGTACGCTGCCACACATGATGCACCTCTTCCAGATCCTCTGCCGGGATATTCCAGAATTTCACCCTCTGGAAGTAGCACTCGCCGTCCCTCGACTTTTGGAAGATGATGAACAGGAATTTGGTCGGTGCAAGAAGGTCATAGAGCGCAGACTCTTCCCATGTTTCGTTCATCATTGCACAGAAATTCATCACAGGGAAGGACATACTCTCTTTTATACTGCCATTCGGTTCAATGGCGATGGTCTTGAGTTGGATGCCTGCCTTTTGGAATTCCTCTGTGTTCGACAGATGCCCTTTCACGCCAAGCATCGCTGCCACTAAACGCTCGTTGAGGTTCTTGGCATTCGTTTCCACGCCCAGCCGTGCCTTAAGTTCCGTCCTGCTCATTCCCACATAAGGCCGGACTTTTGCGCTGAACCAGTCCTCAAAGCTGGTCGTTCTTAACGCTGCCGGGTCTTTGATGATCTTCTCGCAGGGTTCGTCCCCGAAGATGTACCGCCGTAGGATCTGCGTCATGTAGCTGGACTTCAGCGAGTACGCCCGCTTCATGGCCGGGATAGGACTGAATGGCTGCGACCGGGTATCCTGCGAGTTGCGGCCTTTCGGACACGCTGCCAGATACATGGTATCACCCTCACTGATCAGGTGTGCCTGTCCTGCCTTGATCTTGTCCATCAGGATCTTCCAGTCATTGCGGATGACCTCCAGATCTTCGTCCGGGAACTGGAACAGCACTGCCTTGTCGATCGTAAAGTCGATTTTGGGTACCCCATCCCGGTGCTCATAGGACATCAGTAGCATACAAGCGCACTTCATCCAGAATGCACTGGTCTCGAAGGTCTTGTAGTATTCCTCATCATAGTTCAGCATATCGCAGACCAACCGCTCCTTGGCCTGAATGCCACGAGGGGTCTGCCGATAGGGCGTCACCTTCAATTCAACGCCCGCTTCCTCAAAATCGGGAGCCGGGTTGCTATTGGGCTTATACCCAAACCAACTTTCCTCCACAACGGTACCGATAGCACCTTTGCCTGTTGCGATGCGCCCAGTCTTGTCGATCTCGCCCAGCGTTTTACCGACTGCTTCCTGTCCGCGGGCGAGGACTTCCGCCTTCGTTTTGTACTTCCGCTGCTCCATGATTTACCCTCCAATTTTAGGGGTTGATCCCTCGGTAGGTTTTTGCTATAATAATGGTGAGAAAACGGTCAAAATCACAAAAAGTGGTTGATCTTTTCCTCAAAAAAGTGTATACTTAAGTTTAAGTATATCACAGAATGGGGTGTTATGAAAGTGTCAGCAAATAGCGATATTCGTGTTGTGGAGCTATTTGCCGGCGTCGGCGGCTTCCGCGTTGGATTAGAGCGTTGTTCCGAAAGATTTAAGACGATTTGGGCAAACCAATGGGAACCCGGCCAAGCTGGTCAATGGGCTTATAAGTGCTACGACAAAAATTTTGGCGAGGATTCCCACTGTGTGAATGCAGATATCGCCACCGTAATCGACCAAGTGCCGCCGCACGACCTTCTGGTGGGTGGCTTTCCCTGTCAGGACTACTCTGTTGCCAGCACCGGTGCTAAGGGCATCGAGGGCAAAAAAGGCGTTCTCTGGTGGTCGATTTATAAAATCATCCAGAAGAACCATCCCAACTACGTTCTGTTGGAGAATGTAGACCGCCTGCTGAAATCTCCCGCATCCCAGCGGGGCCGTGATTTCGGCATCATCCTGAAGTGCTTGCAGGAAGAAGGCTATGGCATCGAATGGCGTGTGATCAATGCCGCAGACTATGGCTGCGTCCAGCGCAGACGGCGCACCTTCATCTTTGCATTCAAGAACACCACCAAGCAGTATGAGCGTATGGCCTCGTGTTTCTCTGAGGACACAAAGGACGGCTGTGTCTGGCTGATGCAGGAGGGCTTCTTTGCCCATGCGTTCCCGGTGCATTCTGAGGTCGCAGACCCCAAGAAAGTGACCACCGTCGATTTCAACGAATATACCGACACAGTTGACGTAACGAACCGTTTCAGAGCCGCTTTCTACAACAGCGGTGTGCTGTGCAACGGTAAGATCTTCTCTCTGGAAGCCGTCCCGAACGGCAAGGAGCCGATGCTTCTCGGCGATATCGTTGTCAACGGCGATATCGACAAGAGTTTCTTCATCGAGGACGAGGACCTGGAGAAGTGGAAGTACATGAAGGGTGCCAAGACCATCGAGCGCACTTCCAAGACCGGCTACTCCTACACCTTTTCCGAAGGTCCCATTGCGTTCCCAGACCCTCTCGACCGTCCCGGTCGTACGATGCTCACCAGTGAGGGCACCAAGAACCGCAGCTCCCATGCGATCATCGACCCTAAAACAGGGAAGTTACGCATCCTGCTGCCGGAGGAGTGCGAACGCATGAACGGTTTCCCGACGGGCTGGACCGACACTGGGATGCCGAAGCGTCAGCGTTACTTCATCATGGGCAATGCCCTTGTCGTTCCGCTCATCACCCAAATGGGCAAGCAATTACTGGATATCTTATAACAAAAAACCAAGGCTGCTTAGTCAGCCTTGGTTTTTATGCTTTTTCGCCACGATCAAGAGGTGCCCTATCATGGAGAATATCCGTGTTGTTGAGCTTTTCGCCGGGGTCGGCGGCTTTCGCCTTGGGCTGGAGCAGGCTTCCTCCTGCTTTCAAACTGTCTGGGCGAATCAGTGGGAACCATCCATGCGTTCCCAGTTTGCTTTCGAGTGCTACGAACGGCATTTCGGGCATCGTCCAGAACACGTTTGTCAGGACATCGTGACCGCCAAAGGAAACATCCCTCCACACGACCTTTTGGTCGGCGGCTTTCCCTGTCAGGATTATTCCATCGCCAAAAAGGGCGCACGGGGGATAGAAGGGAAGAAGGGCGTTCTTTGGTGGGAGATCAACGCTATCCTACGAACACACAGACCTCGCTATGTCCTTTTGGAAAACGTAGACCGGCTCATCAAATCTCCGGCATGGCAAAAAGGGCGTGATTTTTCCATCATCCTTCGGTGCTTCTATGAAGCAGGCTATGCCGTTGAATGGCGGGTGATAAATGCCGCCGACTATGGCGAAGCACAGCGCAGGCGGCGCACCTTTCTCTTTGCCTTCCGAAACGATACTGCCCTGTTTCGAAAAGCGGCGGACCTCATCTGTGTGGAGGGTCTGAAGGGTGCCCACCAGTTGCTCCTGCAGGACGGCTTCTTTGCTCCCATCTTCCCCTTGTATGGCTTTGAACGGAAATACAGCGAGGGATGGCTCGATGAGTTTCGTTACCTCGATCTGAAGGATCTGTCTGCCGCACAATCCTGCCACTTCTACACCTCCGGGCTCATGGTCAACGGACGCTTTTATTCCGTCGAGAGCATCCCCCTTCAATTCCCATATAAGCCGCTCTGCTCCGTGCTGGAGACTGCCCCACTTGCAGAGCGATATTTCCTTTCCGCCGCCGACATCGACCACTGGCGGTATCTCAAGGGCGCAAAGCAGGAGACCCGCCACCGCAGGAACGGTTCTACTTATTTCTTTTCGGAAGGCTCCATGGCGTTTCCCGATCGTTCCGACCTTCCTGCCCGTACGATGCTCACCAGCGAAGGCTCTGTATCACGCAGCACCCATGTAGTCGCAGACCCACAGACCCAACGTCTGCGTACGCTAACGCCCATCGAATGCGAACGGCTCAACGGCTTCCCGGATGATTGGACAGCCGGGATGCCGGAACGACTGCGCTATTTCACCATGGGGAATGCGCTCGTCGTTCCGCTGGTCAAGGCCATGGGCAAGCGGATCAGCGCACTGGCCGAGGACGAGCAGCGCAGTTGATGGGCGTTTCTCTTGGGTTTCCAAAGGGGCCGCAGCACCCCTTTGGCACACGACTTTGCTTGCAAAGTCTAGTGTGTTACACCTTGGTTCCGGCTGATGCGGAAAAGGGGCTGCGAAAGGCTCCGGCAAGCACCTGTTCTGCGGCAGAAGGATGCGCGGATGGGCGTGGCAGTTGACGGTCTCTGCCCACCCAGCGCAGGCTTTCAGAGGAACCAATGGTGTACGTTCTCCCGTCCTGCCGCAGCAGCGTTTTTCCCCTATAAGCCGCAAGGTAAATAATCAACGTCTGTGCTTGCCCCGCATCCCTGCCTTTGTGCGGTGCTTCAACATGGAGGATTTGTTGAACACCCGCAGCAGGGTCATCTGTTCTTCTTTCGTCAGCTTGGAATAGTCGATGCCGATCTGTCCCATCAGAACATTCATCTTCTTTTCCAACGGAGAACCTTCAAACTTCTGCGCATTTTCAAGCTGCTTTTTTGCTTGCTCGATTGCTGCACCGTCCGATGTGGTCTTATCGGTCCCATGTGCCGCTTTGATCTGCTTTAAGATCGCCGCCAGCTCATCATAGAGGATCCGCCCGAAATACTCGTTCTCGTTGATCTGCGCCGCCTTCAGTGTCCGCATGGTCAAGTCCTCTGTATCGGCATGGTACCTCTTTTCCAGCTCCTGCCGGGTGGCCTCTACCATGGCATTCATGTCCCGGATGCGGTCACTGACCAGGCCATCCACACAAATCTCAAGGTCGGTCATCCACCGGGCAAAATCGGGATGTTCCAGAAGCTCGCACAGCAGCCGATGATTGAATTTTCCATTCCTTAATACGTCCACTGCGCCATCGCTCAGATGCAAGTCCGAAAGGACTGCATCTGGGCGTTTTTTGTTTTCCGTCACCCCCAGCAGGTAGTCCGTGGTCACGCCATAGAACTCAGCCAGCGTTGTCACCGCATAAATGCTGAGGTCGGTCACATCGTCGCTCTCATACTTCGACAGTGCCGATTTGGACAGACCCGTCTGCTCTGCCAGCGTTTCCAGCTTCAGATGCCGCTCCACACGCAGGTCTTTGAGCCGTTCTCCCAGTGTCAGCTTGATGTTCATGGTCGCACCTCCGATGTTTTTTGCACAGTATACCACTTCCAGCGGTTCCTGTCCATAAGCGTGGAATTTTGCAGTTTCTGCACCTGTTTTCCGACATTATGGATATACGGCACAGCGGCCATCGTGGTGCTATCCTATAGACAGAAAGAAAACATATTAACTCCCCAGCAGCGAACATATTAAGGGCTTCCCGCGAAAGCCCTCTGAAATATCTTTCATAACAGAACCTTGAGAACAGAATGACCGTCCGAACTGCCCAGACCGCCAAGACCTCCCATCGGGGGAGCGAGCGCCCTGCATGGGGCCGACACAGAGTCCAAAAAGATTTCCTGTCGGGAGGCAGCAAGGGAGACCGGCTTTGAACGTGGCAGGGATCAAATTGATCCGTGCCAGAACCTTTGAGCAAAGGAGAAATTTTGAGTTTATATCAAAAGATCAAGTCCGCCATCACCGTTCGGCAGGTGGGAGAGATGTACGGCATGGAGCCCGACCGCCATGGCATGGTGTGCTGTCCCTTCCATTCCGACAGCGACCCCAGCATGAAGCTGAACGACACCTATTATTACTGCTTTGGCTGCGGAGCCAATGGAGATGCCATCGACCTCACCGCCAAGCTGTTTGACCTAAACCCCCGGCAAGCCGCCGAGAAGCTGATACACGACTTCGGGCTTGACCCGGACAAGCCACCCGCCAATGCCATCGCCCTGCTGCCGCCCAAGCGTGGCCTGACAGACGAGCAGTGGGCAGACATCGCCTACTGCCTGCGGGTGCTGACCGATTATCTTGACCTGCTGCACGACTGGCAGGAGCGCTACAAGCCCGCCACCCCGGAGGAGCCGCATGACCCACGGTTTGAAGAAGCCCTCCACACGACCGAGACCATCGAGCACCTGACGGACTGCGTTGCTTTTGGGACGCCCCAGCAGAAGGCCGCTGCCGCCGCACAACTGCTGTCCGGGTCGTACCTGCTGATGCTGGAAGAGCGCACCGACCGCCTTGCTCTGGCAAAGTGTGCCTGACGATTCATTCACCTAAAGTGGTGCTTATCATTATGATAAACACCACTTTACTTTTTTATAGGAGAACCACCACATGAAGAAAAACATTTCCCGCAACCCTTTATGGCCGGACTGGTACAACGGCAAGAAGATCGACGAAGTCCAGTTTGGCCGTGCCTTTCTGGAACAGTGGCCGCTGAAATGCGTCAACGGTACGCTGTACACGCTGGACGGCCCGGTAGAGGACGAAAGCGAGATCAAGCAGCGCATCTTGGAGAACATCGAGGAATATGTCACCTCCGGCCTGTCCAAAAAGGTCACCAACATTCTGGAGACCATCAAGCTGCTGGCCTTTTCCGACCCGTTCCCCATCGAGCAGGACTGCATCCACCTCCAGAACGGCGTGTACCATCTGCCGGACAGCTCTTTTCAGGAGAGCCGCCTGTTCTGTCAGAACCGCTTACCTGTGAGATATGACCCCAAAGCCGCCAGCCCTGACCGCTGGCTGACCTTCCTACACGAGCTGCTGGACGATGCCGACATCCCCACCTTGCAGGAGTATCTGGGCTACTGCCTAATCCCCAGCACCAAGGGACAGAAGATGATGCTCATCGTCGGCAAGGGCGGCGAGGGCAAGTCCCGCATCGGTCTGGTGCTCAAGCGGCTCATGGGAGATGCCGCCAGCAACGGCAGCGTCCAGAAAGTCGAGAACAACCGTTTTGCCCGTGCCGATCTGGAACGCCGCCTGCTGATGATCGACGATGACATGGACATGAACGCCCTGCCCAAGACGAATTATATCAAGACCATCGTGACCGCCGAAGCCAAGCTGGACTTGGAGCGCAAGGGTGTCCAGAGCTACCAGCGAGACATCTACGCCCGGTTCCTCTGCTTCGGCAATGGTGCGCTGACCTCGCTGTACGACCATTCGGATGGCTTCTTCCGCCGCCAGCTCATCCTGACCACCAAGGACAAGCCTGCCGACCGCACGGATGACCCCTTCCTTGTGGAGAAGATGTGTGCCGAGTTGGAGGGTATTCTGCTGTGGTGTCTGGAAGGGCTGCATCGGCTGGTGCAGAACGATTTCCGCTTCACGGTCAGCGAACGAGCCGCTGCCAACGTGGACACCATCAAGCGCAGCAGCAACAATGTCATCGACTTCATGGAGTCCGAGGGCTACTTCCGTTTCAAGGCGGACTACTCCATCAGTTCCAAGGAGTTCTACGACATTTATAAGCAGTGGTGCGAGGACAACGCCTGCCACAGCGTATCGGCGATTCGTTTCAGCGCAGAACTGCGCCAGAATGACCGCCGCTATAACCTTGAAGCCACCAACAACATCTACCTGCCCGGTGGCCGCAGGGTGCGGGGTTTTGTAGGCATCGAACCGCTCGTCCACCCCTGCCCGTAAAAAGTGCATTTTTTCACGGAAGAAGTTCGTACAACCTGTACGGTCTGTACTTGTACGCACCCGTACGGAAAACAAAAGCAAATTAAAACGCGTTATCGTTTATATTTCGAATTTCCGTACACCGTACAAACCGTACGAGTTATTTGAAGTCCGTACAGATTTTTTTGTACACCCCAAGAAGGAGCGTGATCTATGAAAGCCCAATATGGAATCCTGCGGTTCAAAAAGTACAAGGGGCCTGCCATCAGCCCCATCGAAGCCCACAACGAGCGCACCAAGGAGCAGTACGCCAGCAACCCGGATATTGATGTGAGCCGGAGCCGCTACAACCTCCATCTGGTGCAGCCGCAGGGCAGGTACCGGGAAGAAGCTGACCGCATGATAGCCGCCGCCCACTGCCGTGTCCGCAAGGACAGCGTGCGGGTGGTAGAGGCTCTTGTCACCGCCAGCCCGGAGTTTTTCAAGGATAAGACCAACCGGGAGATCAGGGCGTACTTTGCGTACGCCCTGAAATTTTTGGAGGGCAGACAGCGCCCGGATACCTTTCTCTCTGCTGTTGTCCACATGGACGAGAAAACGCCCCACCTGCACCTCTGCTTTGTGCCCCTGACCGCTGACGGACGGCTGAGCGCGAAAGAGATCATTGGCAACCGCAAGAACCTTGTGAAGTGGCAGGACGAGTTCTGGCAGCACATGGTCAAGCAGTACCCGGAGCTGGAACGGGGTGAAAGCGCCAGCCAGACCGGGCGGGAGCACATCCCGCCCCGCATCTTCAAGGAGATGACCCAGCTGACCAAGCAGAAGGAGCAGTTGGATGCCCTGCTGGTGGGTATTAACCCCTTCAACAGTAAGAGCCGTGCGGCGGAGATCAGCAAGGTGCTGGACAGCTATATCCCCAACGTAGCACGGATGAAGGACCAGCTGCGAAAGTACAACGTAGCCTTCACCAAGACCTCCGCCGAAAACGAAAAGCTGAAAGAGAAGAACAAGACGCTCTCTGCCTCGCTGGATAAAGCGAAGGAAGGGAGCGTCTTGAAGCGTCTGGAAGATGCCAAGCTGCGGCAGGACTACGAAGCCGCCCTGAAAACGCTGGACAGCATCCCGCCGGAGGTCATTCGTTTTTATGAGAACCGCACGCAGGAGCCTGTGGTGCGTCACGATAAGTAAGGAGCAATGCCTATGTGTAATAAAATGTACGAGAATGTGAAATCTTCGGATTATACGAAAAAGTCCTTGCAGTCGGACTCCGATCCGGCTACAATGGAGGTGGTCACTCGAACCAATGCCGTCAAGTCTCCGACCAACAGCCCTAAAGCCCCGAAGCTGGTGTACACGGTAAAGGAGGTCGCACAGATGCTGGCCATCAGCCAG